GGTAATCATGGCTACTAAGTCTAAAGTTAACCAAGCAGGCGTGTATACCAAGCCCGGTATGCGCAAAGCCATCTTTGAAAAAGTGAAAGCTGGAACTAAAGGTGGAGACCCCGGCGAATGGTCTGCTCGTAAAGCACAGATCGTGGCTCGTGAATACAAAGCCAAGGGCGGCGGGTATAAGACATGAAAGACCCACAGAAGTCTCTCAAAGATTGGACCGCTCAGAAGTGGCGCACCAGTGATGGCAAACCCTCTGAGGGGAAGAAGCGTTATTTACCTGACTCCGCATGGAAGTCATTATCCCCCGGCGAAAAAGCTGCCACGAACAAAGCCAAAGCCGCCGGCAACGCCAAGGGTAAACAGTTTGTAGCTCAACCTAAAAAGATTGCTGCAAAAACCGCAAAGCACCGTTAACTTAACTGGAGAAAATTATGATGTATGGAAAGAAAATGCCGATGGCCAAAGCCCCTGCCGGCAAGAAAGCTGCACCCTTTAAGCCGTGTTCCGGCTGCCCTAACAAAGCCAAGTGCTCTGCCATGGGTAAATGCATGATGAAGGCTAAGTCCAAGTGACATAAAAAAGTCCCCAGTTTTTACGCCGGGGACTAAACTCATCCCAAAAGGAAACAACCATGGCAACATGGTGAGGGAATCATACACCCATTAAAGAATCCGCGTCAACTTCTTGATTGTGGACTAGGGTTAATGTTGGAACTGCTTCTTTGTCTATCTTGTACATGTCCACGATGATGCAACGCTGTTGCACTGTGGGGTAGTCCGTACCCTTGGTCAATGTGACCTTCTCACCCTTGGATACAAGATAGCCATTGGCTGATAGCTTGTTCACCATGACGTTGTAGTCCGTACGGTTTTTGATACACCAGTCTCGAATTTCCTTCTGCGCAAGCATCATGTGCCCTGCACAGGCTTTGTCCTTCTGCGTACCAAGAACGTAACGTCCCGCCACTTCACCAATGATCCGGCTACGTGGTGTCTCAGGACCACGGCCATCGCGCTTATCTCTAAATTCATTTGTCACCAAAATACGACTGGCCAGTGAACTGACCATGCGGCTGAATGCTTCTTCGTCGGTGACTGTGTTAGACAGCATCACTGATTCTGCAAGGTCGCGTATTGTGGCAATAATGAATGTATACAAGGCGTCAATGTCAAAGTCGATGATCCCCAGTTGCTTGCAGATGCGAGCCATGACAATCGTGCAGGCCGTGTGGCTACGATAGAACCGATACTTTGGACTGGGTATTTCCACAGTCAGTTGATGCACCATAGTCTGAACTTCTTCAGCAATGCGGTCATAGTTGGCCACAACGTACTTCACCATAATGTCGCCGGCAACACCAGTGTTGCGATCAAGCTCGTCCAGTGCTTGTGCAATCTCACGACTGCGTGTTTCTGTATCCCCTTCAGCATTTGAGTTGGCTAAGTGGGAGTACCTGTCTACGCTCAACTGAATAACACGAACCGCTTCGGCTTGGGAGTTTGCTTGGTTGGAGGCTAGCATGCCATGGAAATCCATGTTGCCAGTTACAAACATATTCAAACGCCACTCGGCTGATTCGGCAAGACTGACTGTGCCGCCATGAGACTTGAGACGCTGACGCTCTCTGCCGTTAGCTATGCCGTAGGCAATGTCACTTATGGTGCTAGGCTCTACCGTTGATAACTCATCTAGCAATACAGGCATGCCGCGAATCGTACCAAGCACTGCCCACAGAGCAAGGGGTGTAAAGCCCTGCTTGCCGTTAATAGACAGCTCCGATGGCGCACCAAACGCCGCAAGCGATGCATGGCATACAGTTGTTTTACCGCGAGCCGTATCTCCGCCGTGTAGGGCAAACAAAACACCTTTGTACAAGGACTCGCACATGGGTGATAGAAGCGTTCCCCATCCGGCACACAAAGCATACTGCCAAGGTTCAGCGCCTTCGCGGTTGTAGAGATAGTTTAGGCCACGAGCGTAGCCTTCCATCGTACCCTTGGGAACCATGTGCTTGGCGTATCTGCGAGCGTTGCCGCCTACTAATACAGTACGGGTCGTGCCGTCCTTACAGTGCAATCTGTCACCGAGCAAGAACGATCTATCATCGCGCCAGCCAAAACTGGTCATCGTGCTAGTCTCCTCAACTTGTGCTTTCAATGCTTTAAGTTGGTCGCGTAAATATGCAGCCATGTGAGAACCTGCGTCTTTGTGGTTACTGGTATGTAGTTCATGCTTGGCTAGTGCCCGTAGCATGTCCGTGTTAGAAGCGATTGACTCGCCGGAAATATCAAACTCACGAATCTTATTGTTCGCCATGTGCATGCGAACACCGTGTCGATACGTGCCGTCTTCACCGCGGATGCGGCTCGTTAGATAGAACAGATCGTGGCAGAAAACCATGGGATGCAGTACACCATCCTTGTCAGGAATCAGGCGGCTCATGAGTTGACCATCCCACAGGTAGCCAGTTGGCAACGCAGGAACAACAACCGTTTGAACAACGCCTTCTTCAGTGACAGCTTCTTTTTCCACTTCGACAGATATAGGGATAACCCTACCAAGAACCATAGGAGTTTTAATCTTACCCTTGAACTCACAGCCCGTACATCCGTCAGGGTTGCATTTCTCAAAGAACTCGCACAGTGTCGGAGCCATTGTCCAAGTATCAATCTTGGCCTGTGTCTCTTCGTATGTATAACCGGGGTAGTCTTCACTCCAGTTGTGCATTAGGGCTTCGCCATCCGTGCAGTATTTTGCAAGGCCAGCTACGCCGCGCCAAGGCTCGTACCCAATGTCACCCTTTTCGGCTCGCATTGCTGCGACTTGGGAGCACTTAGTTACGATCACATCAAGAGATGTATCCACTTGTGGGAATTCCATCATCAGATCAGAATTCTTACTGCGCTCTCTAGCAGGCGCATCTTTAATCATCTTGACTTGGTTAGCCTTGACGTATACGCTTAGCTTTGCAGCAAGGTCTGACGGTTCGCATGGTTCGCATGAGGCTAGAACTTTGACTGTTTTTGCTTCACCGTTCTTACGATTGATTGCCCCCGGCGGTCTCAGGATCGATGCAAAGTCTGCTGTCCTGCTAGGATCGGCAATAACACCTGCATGAGCAAGCGCTGACTTCAAGGCCGTGGCAACCTTCACCCATGTAGCGGCTTTGATATCTTTGGTCAGCGGCCAGTAGGCATGAACCCCATTGCCCGAATCCACAATAAGTGGTCGTGGCCAATCTACATCTTTGGCAAACTTGGTAATGGCAATGACTGCATCTTTCTTGGTGAGGTATCCATCACCCTTGTCAAATTTAGCCTGTCCACAATCTAGGTCAACCCAAAATGATCGTGCGCAATCCCAGTTCTCAGGGATGCGGTATTTCTTTTTGATCGTGCCGTCAGGCTGATCTATCTCCACAGCGGGTTTGAGGTAAGCCGCACACGCATGGTAGATTTGGTAATTGCTTCGTGGCGCGATCTCGGCGATCTTATCCGCCATGTCTTCAAGATCAACTTGGACTAGGTGCGCAGGAAACTTGTTACCCTCTTTAAAGAGGGCGATGTAATGTATGCCGTGTTCCGGCAGTATCAACTTGAGAAAATCGAGTGTGGTCATCTCACACTCTTTCGATAACGCTCTTCCCAGTGGCATGCGAACCAATGGAAATGGTTCGGTCTAAGTGGCTTACGACGGCGGCTTTCATCTCATCCATTTGGATGCTGTTCCGGCCAGACTCAACGATTACACGAGCAGTCAACTCGGCTAAGCCAAGAATGATTTCCCCATGATTGAATCCTTTACCCGCGATAGCAAAGTTCGCCTCTTTCACAACGCCGGCGACTTTACGCGCTTCAATTGCATAACTCATATGTACTCCAAGGTGGGTGGGGGTACTAGCCGCTCGTCCGCAAGCTAAATTGCACGACGTTCCCCCCGATTCAATCAGTCGTCAAAATCAATGTCAGCGATATCTAAATCGTCAACCACGATCTCGGGCTCAGCCTTCTTCTCAACCTTGGGCTTGGCCGCAGGCTTAGCTTCGGATTTAGGCTTGGCTTTCTCAATCACTTCTTCCGTAGCAACGGCTGCTGCTTTGGTTTCTTTGACATCGGCCTCGGCCAGTGATTCATGCACCGCAGTCATGCTACCGCCAATAATGTCACGAACCGTTTCGGATTCAGACATTTCCTTGACTTCCTTGTAGGTCTCGTCGTCCAAGATACCCACGGGCTTGAACGCAAGCTTTGGAGACTCGGCTTCCATATCAAAGCTGATCTTTGTAATCACTTGATCGTAGTCCGCACCACGGTTGTCCAAGAACTTCACATACTCAGACAATGGCTTGAGCGATGCGGGTGGGATGCGGAGCAACATGGGCTCGTTGATTTGATCCACAGCAGCAATGGCCAAACGCTTAGAATCTGAGCAAGCCTTGCCTTTACCCATACGGGCAGAACCAAACTGGTTGTGTGTGCATGTTGCGCACTTCTTAGACTGAGCGTTAGCCGCATCAGATGCTGGAGCTACACCATCGTTTGAGTAGCAGTCAGGCTTTTGCTTCTCGCTAGACTCAGGATCGTACCCCTTCATGTAGAACACCTTGGCAGAACCGGGGTTGCCCTTGATGATCACAGCATCAATGCTTGTAGCAGGGCTGTCAGGGTCTTTGGGGTTAGGCAGAACTTTACGCTCGCCAGCTTTCACCACGGCAAAGACTTTGCCCTTGATGGACACGACTGGGAATCCTCCGCCACTGGCTGACATGAGGTCAGCGTTAAGACCGGAGACACGCTTTTTAAAGTGGGCGGGTAAGTTGCCACTGTCAAATGGGATGATTTGCATTTTGTTTCCTAGGGTTGATTAAGAGCGGCGAATGTTCACGGTACGTTCCACACTGAGGTTGATCCCCGGTGGTATGTCTCCGTCACTTGCTTCTTGGAACTGCTTGATAGCAGTAGAGGACGCACGAACTTCCATGAGGCTCCATTCTCCGTTAGCCTTCACGTAGTCCATGAATACATCGCGGTCAGCAACACTGGCCGTCGTCCTTGTCGATGTATAGGCAGTGCCGAACTCAGTTTTAATTGAGTCCATTCCTGTAGTGTTAAATACTTCCAACAGTTTAGCCTCTAACTTGTCCATTTTCTCTTGGACGGGCGCAACTGCATCTTGATACTCAGCTTTCATCTGTGCTTTTTTATCACGCAATTTGACGTATAAGCCTACTGCATCCGATAGTTTCATATTGTTTCCTTGGGGGGTATTAAATTTACGCTCTTGATGGCGCTTTGTAAATAGGTATGAACCCTATTCGGGTCGATCTTTCATCATTTCAAGCAAGATTCCTTGCATGGATTGTTTGTCCTGCAAACGCTTGTACACACGTCGTTCAACGTCAGAGCCAGCGATGTGGGCAATCACTGTTGTCTTGGTTTGGCCGGGTCGTCTTACACGCGCACATGCTTGTTCGTATATCTCATTGCTGTGTACGGGGGCGTACCAAACAATGGTCGTAGCGGCTGTTAAAGTTAAGCCGTGACTCATGGTCGCAGCGTTAGCCACAAGCACACGAGGGTCGTTGGTTTTCTGAAAGGACGAGAAGATCAAGTCACGTTCAGCTTTGCTAGTTTCTCCATGGACAATTTCCACAGACCAGTCTTTTGATAATTCTTTTGCTACGGTCTCAAGTGCCGCGGTCAAGGGTACGAACACAATGACTTTGCCACTGGATTCGTCGATCAATTCTTTCAGTGCGTCCATGCGAGGCTTAGATGGTATGACTACCTCCTCACCATTGGTTCCGTATGCAACACCGCAAGCTATTTGAATAAGCTTGTTGGCCTTAACCGCTTCGTTGACCGCCAGAATCTGGCCGCCTTTGTACTCAGTAGCGAGCTTGCTCAGCATGTCTTTGTATGCTTTCTTTTGCTCGTCTGTCATCTCAACATCCCGGGTCAGGAACACCTGCTCGGGTAAGTCAACGCAGTCGTCTAGGGAGTACCTAATCGATGGTTGCATGAGTTGATAAACAGTGTCATTGGCATCCGGTCTTGCAATCCATTTGTACTGTGTCAACTGACGCATTACAAGGTCTCTGAACTTCCCAAAGTATTTAGGTAAGTCATGGTTGTCAGGCGTGATGAGTTTGCATTGTGCCCATGCGTCTGTCGGTGCGTTAGGCGTAGGTGAGCCAGTCATACCCCATACTCTGC